TACGAGCCTACCGACAAAGGTCTGCGTTTCCTGCCCGGTGTGCTTGCGAATGATATGTCGGAGCATCAGCAGGTGTTCTACGCGGCGGAGCAGCACTTCAATTACCGGGGCGGCGTGTATGTGGAGATGTCTGAAATGGAAGCGCAAAGGCTCGTGCAGGAAAAGATGCTGGTGCGCGAGACGAAGATGTCGCAGATCGTTGACGCGGAGAAACAGTGGCGTCTCCTGGTGCAGAGGGACATCCGCGAACTGAACGCAAATCCCTACATCATCAATGTCCGCAATGGCTTATACAACGTGCTGGAGGATACGCTGACAGAACACACGCCGGATTATTACTCTACGGTGCAGTTGAATGTGACCTATGACAAAAAGGCGGACTGCCCGTTGTTTAAGAAGTTCCTTGCGGAGTCGATGGGCGGTGATATGGAGCAGGTCGGCCTGATTCAAGAGATGCTCGGCTATTTCCTTATCCCGGTCAACTCGGCGCAGAAGTGCTTTGTTATCGTGGGCGTGGCGTCTGCCGGAAAGTCGGTGCTTTTGCGGGTGCTGAACGATGTGCTTCTCGGCAAGCAGAACGTGTCCAATGTATCCTGGCAGGCTCTGAACGAGCGGTTCAAGACGGCGGAGCTTTTCGGCAAGCTGGCTAACATCTTCGCCGACCTGCCCACGAAGAACATTGATGATAACGGCATCTTCAAGGCTCTTGTGGGCGAGGACTATCTGACCGTGGAGAAAAAGAACAAGAATCCGTTCTCGTTCCAGTCGAGCGCAAGACTCCTGTTTTCCTGCAACAGTATCCCGAAGAACTACGGCGATAAGTCGGAGGGCTTTTACCGCAGGCTCATCATCATACGGTTCAATCATACCGTGCCGCAGGACAAGCGCGATCCCGAACTGCTGGAGAAGTTCCGCATGGAAGCGGACGGCATATTTCTGTTCGCGCTGGAGGGGCTGCGCAGGCTGATGAACAACCATTATGTGTTCTCCGAGACGCAGGTCAATGCGAACGAGCTGCAGCAGTACCGCGAGGAGTCGGATTCCGTGCTGTCGTTCGTGAAGGACTATTGCGAACTGGATGCTGAGTATAGCGCCGGGTCCACGGAACTGTTCAACGCATATAAGGGGTACTGCGAGGAATGCGGCCTGAAACCGTACTCGCAGAAGAACTTCGTGCAGCAAATCACGGCGGCGTTCCCCGATGTGACACGGGACATCGACCGCATGGCGAAAAGGCGCATTTTGACGGGGATAAGGCTCGGAGAGGTGCTGGGATGATGAATCCCGGCAGCCTTTCCACGAGCATCTTTGGAACACGAGAACACGTAGGAACACCAAAATCCTATCTCCCCATATATAATACACATATTTTTATATACCCTTAATTTCCACCACAAAAAATATATGAAAATAGGATTTCTCGTGTTCCATGTGTTCCAAGCGTTGAAAATACGGAGGTTTTAGGAACAGATGAAAGAAGCGGACATTGTAAAAGCAATCATGAAGTACCTTAAGACCGTGCCGGGGTGCTTCTGCTGGAAAGAACACGGCGGTATGTACGGGACGGCGGGCATTCCCGATATCATTGCCTGCATTGGAGGACACTTCTTCGGATTTGAGGTAAAGACCGATAGCGGCAAGCCTACGAAGCTCCAGGAAGCAACAATCCGTAAAATCCTCGCGGCGGGCGGCACTGCGCTGGTGGTGCGTTCGGTGGACGAGGTGCGAACCGCGATAAACGGTTCCCTGCGCTGATACAAAGATACATCGCTCCGATGCAACGATGCCTATTTCCGAAAATGGGAGGTATCGAATATGAGCGACATCACAAATTACGAGAACCTTGCGAACGCCATAATCCTGCAGGCCGCGAAGGACTATCGGATGGCTCTGAAGTGTCTGAAGGCGAATCCGAAGAACAGGACGGCTCTGGCGGACAAGGACGAGATCGAGAGATTCTTCCGTTCGCAATGGTTCACGGTTTTAACGAGTGTTGACGGTGAGATGCTGATCCGCTCCCTGACAATGGAGGTGGACGCATGACCGCTAAAGAATATCTGAACCAGGCGCGGCACCTGGACGCACTCATCAACTGCCGCCTGCGTGAGATTGACTACTGGAGAGATTTATCGAGCAGCGTCTCAGGCACGAGATTTGACGGAATGCCGCACAGTCCCAACCGTCCGACAGACGCTCCCTTCGTCAGGTGTCTTGAAAAGATAGACGAGATTCAGCGGAGCGTGGAGGAAAAGGTGGCATACCTTATCAGCCTGCGTGACGAGATAAACGCACGGATCGATATGCTGGATAACCACGAGGAGCAGGTTCTTCTCCGCTACCGTTACATCGATGGATTCACCTGGGAAGAGATCGAAAGCATGATGAACGTGTCGGAAAGGACTGCGTTCCGTATCCACGGCAACGCACTCGCTCATTTTCCTGTGCCGGATTGAAAGTTGGCAGTCTTTGGCAGTAAATGCCGGTGTTTGGCATACTTGACCTATGGTATGATTACAATAGCAAAATAGAGCAAGACGAGCCTCGGAGGAGTAATCCTTCCGGGGCTTTTCTTATGCCCGGAAAGCGAGGTGATTGGTATGCCGAGGAGACCACGGCGCGGGTGCGCCTACAGCGGCTGTCCAAGGCTGGCTGTCGAGGGCGGTCAATACTGCGAAGAGCATCAGAGACTTGCCGCGCAGCAGTACAACAAACACACGCGCAGTCCCGACACGAACAAGAAGTACGGAAGAGCCTGGAAGAGAATCCGCGACCGCTACGCTACGGCGCATCCCTTGTGTGAGATGTGCCTTAAGGAAGGACGGCTGACTCCCGTGGAGGAGGTACACCATATTCTCCCCATTTCCCAAGGCGGCGATCATCGTGAGAGTAACTTGATGAGCCTCTGCCAGTCCTGCCACACCAAGATTCATCTTGAAATGGGCGACAGGCAGATCAGAAGCTGACCGGGAGGGGCGGTCAAAATCTCTGTGACTTAGCTTTGCGGACAGCGGCCTGGGGCTTCGTGCGCGAATTTTCGTATTCAAACGGGGTATTAACCCTGCGAATGCAGATCGGAGGTGAGAATGTGGCAAAAGACGGTACCAACAGGGGCGGTCCCAGACCGGGAACGGGTCCGAAAAGGAAACCGCTCGTAGACAAAATACAGGACGGCACGGCAAAGGGAACGCTGGTGATGCCGGACGATCTGCCGGAGCCTGCGGATATCCGGGGTGAGGATGTTCCTCCCGTCAGGGATTACCTCAAGGCAAAGCAGAAAAACGGCAGCGACCTGTGTGCCGAGGAGATTTTCAGAGAAACGTGGCTGTGGCTAAAGGCGCGGGGCTGTGAAATGTTAGTAAACAACCAGCTTATAGAGCAGTACGCGATGAGCGTGGCGCGGTGGATTCAATGCGAGGAAGCGATATCCGAATTCGGGTACCTCGCCAAGCATCCCACCACGGGGAACGCCATCGCATCGCCTTATGTGTCCATGAGCCGCGACTACAAGAAACAGGTCAATGCGGACTGGTTCCAAATCTATCAGATCGTGCGTGAGAACTGCTCCGTGGAATATGACGGCGCAAGCCCGCAGGACGATCTGATGGAGCGGCTGCTCCGCGCAAGGAACAGAAAATAAAAGAAATGGAGATATGGACATGAAAACTTACAAGACAGCGGAAAGCGTATGCGCAGGACATCCCGACAAGCTGTGCGACTTCATCGCCGACAGCATCTTGGACGCCTGCCTTTACAAAGACAAGTCCTCCCGCGTAGCCTGCGAGGTCATGGCGGCGGGACGGCGCATCATCGTTGCGGGCGAGATCACCTGCTCGAAGACCGTGGATATCCGATACACCGTCCGCAGGGCGCTGGAGAAGGTCGGCTACAATCCTTACGGCTTCCTCATTTATGTGTTCATCCGCAAGCAGAGCCGCGACATCGCGGGCGGCGTGGACATGAGCATTGAAGCAAGGAACGGCGATACCTCCTGTTACGCCAATCTCGGCGCGGGCGATCAGGGCACCGTGTACGGGTACGCTACCAACGAGACAAGGGAGTACATTCCCCTGCCGCTCCTTCTTTCACACAAAATATGTAAAAGACTGGACGCCGTCAGGAAGGACAACCTCATCCACGGCATCAAGCCGGACGGCAAGGCGCAGGTCACCGTGGAATATGTGAACGGCAGGCCAAAGCGCGTAAAGACCATCGTGGTTTCCGTCCAGCACGACAAGGACAAAGACTTGGATGTGTTAAAGAGCGAGATCATTGCCGAGGTGCTGCATCCCGTGTTTACGAAGTTCCCGTTTGACGATGACACCGAAATCCTCGTCAATCCTTCCGGCAGATTCGTTGAGGGCGGTCCCAAGGCTGACACGGGGCTGACAGGCAGGAAACTGATGGTAGATACCTACGGCGGACTCGGCGCTCATGGCGGCGGCGCGTTCTCCGGCAAGGACCCGACCAAGGTCGACCGCTCCGGCGCGTACATGGCAAGGTGCATCGCAAAGAACATCGTGTTCGCGGAACTGGCTGACGAGTGCCAGGTCGCTATCAGCTACGCCATCGGAAA